ATCCATAATTGGAGCAGTACGAGTCGAATCAAATGCTAGACAACAAAGACAATACAGTTTATTGTGGGGACTGCTTAGTTCCTATTAGCCAATGCTCACATAAAAGGAGATAGAAATGATACTAGATTCAATGACACTACTAGCAATCTTCATTGCTTTAACTACATCTGTAGCAGTCCTCACCCTTGCTATCAAACAGAACGCTGTACTAACTAAAGAGGTAGCCAGACTACGCAAAGAACTACGCAAGACACGCAGCACAGATTACTATATGCCAGCAAAAGAATACTTCTATACTGATTCAGATATAGCCAAGGAAGATGTATGGACAACCAGATAAAATACGAGACACACGACTGTTACTCATGTGGCATCGCTATTTTAGTAGATGTAAATAGAACCAGCCCAAGAAACTATTGCATATCATGTGCATGGAATAAGTTAGGAGCAGTAGATGAGTTACACCGTTGAAGAAATAGCCCAGTTAAATGAATCAATGGAGGCTGCAATCCTGTCCATCAAGGCAGCCAACAATATCCTAGAAGAAATGATGGCAACAGGACGCATCTATGTAGAAGGAGATGACAATGAGTGAACTACCTAAGAACATACGAGTAAACGCAGCAAACTATGCACAAAGATTCCTTGCCAAAAAATATAGTGAAGAGTATCAAGAACTATACCGTGCATACCTAATCAATAGAGGGGCAAAAGTACGCAACCTTGTTAGTCCAGTTGACGAAAGATTACTAATGAAAGAAGATAACTAAATGGGTGGACAATTTGCAGGACATTTAGCCAGCATAGATAGTCTAACCGAACGGCAACAGATAGAAATACACTTAAGCAGTAACTTCTATCCACCAATACCAGTATCAGTAGCACAAGCATGTCTCGATGCAATTGAAGCATATTGGGAAGATAACCTTGACCGCAAAATTAAACTACCTGAAGGTATGACATGGCGCGGGCAGAATACTGCGCCTGCCCACGCTATTATCGAACAGCACAGATTGTATTCTTGGGTACAGAAAGATGAGGTAGAAGAATGATAGCCCCAACAAAACTATTTAGAAATGTAAATTACTACGCACTTGATGAAGACTTTAGTGAGTATGTAATGGAACAAGGTATCCAAGAACAGAATGAACTATGGGGAATGCTAAAAGACTACATAAAGGAGGAGTGCGAATGGGTTACGAACCACCACTTGAAGATGATATAGCACTAGACAAAGACACAGAAGAAGAGGATGATGATTACCAAGAACCAGATAGGATGTGGGGAGATGAATGACACACGATGAATTGCTGGCAGAAATAAATCTTGCATCAATAGGTGAGTATGCCAGCCTTGCTGTAGCCCTAATTGCAGTAGTAGAATTACATAAGCCTATGCTTTGGAAAAACTTAGGCAATGATACACAGGGCTACAAATGTGAAGTTTGCGAAGGTAACTCTTATCCTTGTGCAACGATTAAGGCTATTGAGAAGGAGTTATCGTGAATGACATATCAATCCTCCCTCTCACACCATTACAGTCATGGCTCTTCCTCATTACAGTTTTCTATATCCTCTACAGATGGGTTACTAAATGAAGAAACTATTCGCACTGCTTACAGCATGGTATGTAGCATTCTTGTCAATGCTACCGTGGCACATGCCACTGGCACAGGCACATACAGAACCAAAACCTACAGAGATGAGCGAGTTCCATTGGACTCCTCGTGCTCTGAAATTATATGCAAGACAGTTCATGAAGTTGGCATACCCCGAATGGAACTTATCGGAACATCGGGCACTCATGAAACTATGGGGTAAAGAATCAGCATGGAATCCAGCAGCAGATAACCCAAACAGTTCTGCATTTGGTATTCCACAGTTGCTTAACCTTGACCCATCAACGCCAGCCCCGCTCCAGATTGAGCGTGGGCTGGCCTACATCCAGCACCGTTACGACAAACCATCAGTTGCTTGGTCGCATTGGCGAAGCGTTGGTTGGTATTAAGTATTCCGTATGCATACTGCTCAGGCAGCGATAGCGCGGAACTCGCAGAACTTATATCGTTAATCTCTTTTCTATATAAGGGACATCCTACTGGGTGGCACCGCTAGTAGCGAACACGGTGCACACAACAACAAACTAAGGAGAAAGAAATGACAGTAACACTAGAAGAAATCGAAAACTATTACACTATTCTCTTAGATGAGAATGGCAAGGCAGACCAACTGCTAACACAACGCAAGCGTTTAACTGACGCTATCTATGCACAGGTTGATTCAGATACAGCACCTGATGATGACCACATTGCAGAGGTAGCAGCAGCAATGCAAAAAGACATTCAGTTGCGTGACTTTGTATTAGGTCTACCATCTGAGCGTGAAGTTGCAGCGGTCAATAAGTATTTAACATACTTCTATGACACAGTACCAACCAAGTTCATTGCACCTATTGCAAGTGTGTTGGCTGCAAATCTATACTCTATGGAAGAAGTAGATTCTGCTAAAGAAATCCTACACAATGCAATAGTTCATAACCCTAGTTACTCACTAGCAAATCTATTGAATCGTGTATTCAATACAAGTTGGCCAGCGGGTGCATTCAAAACTATGACTGAAGAACTACACCCAAAAGTTAAGGAAGGAATGGGTATCTAATATGGGATTAGATATGTATCTGTATGCTCGTAAGAACATAGCATCCATTGATTGGAAGCCACAAAGAAAAGCAAATCCTGATTACACAATCTTAACCTCCCTAATGGGGGCAACAGATTGGGCTTATGACCCAGAAGAACTAGCCTTTGCACAGGTATCTATTCAAGTTGGATACTGGCGCAAGGTTAATGCTGTTCATAACTGGTTCATTGAAAACCTAACAGATGGAGAAGATAACTGCCAACCTATCTATGTACCACGCAGTTCTTTAATTGACTTAAAGATTCTATGTGAAGAAGTGTTGGCAGACCACAGTAAAGCAGATACAATACTACCAACAGGCTCTGGCTTTTTCTTCGGAAGCACAGAGTATGACGAATGGTATTTTCACGGTCTTGAAAGGACAGTGAAAGTAATAAGCAAACTAGTTGAAGATGTACCTGAAGGATGGGCCTTCGAGTATCAGGCTTCATGGTAAAGAAAGGGAGCAAATGACTACAGCAGATGTAGTAAATAAGAAAAACCGTTCAGCCTGGATTAAAGCAGGCATAGCGGTTGAAGCAACAAGCGCAGCACAAGTAGCCGAACAAGCAGGACTTAACTGGACTGTTGGCTTATCCGATATGCACACCTCTGACTTCTTGCATGTACCTAAGAAACAAGCAGTCATAAAGAAAACAGATACAAATGAATCAGTCATTGGTGTAGTAGGCAGCAAATACAAAGTCTTTCAGAACTCTGAAGTCTTTGGTTCACTAGATGGATTGATTGACTCAGGACAGGCTCGCTATGCAGCAGCAGGTGAGTACGATGACGGAGCAAAAGTATGGATGCTCATGTCATTACCCCGTGAAATGGAAATCAAGGGTGACCCACACTCAGCCTTCTTACTAGCCAAGACCAGTCATGATGGCTCATCATCAGTAGTAATCCGCCCTATCATTGAACGATTGTGGTGTTCCAACCAAATCAATCGTATCTTTAGAGCCAAGAACAAAGCACATACCTATACCCTGCGTCATACACAAAACGCAGTGCTATCAGTATCTGACATGCGAAACTTACTTGACCTAACCTATTCAAGCATTGATATGTATACCGATTTGGCTAACCATCTTATCCAGCGTGATGCAGACATTGCTAAAGCAACCGCATACTTCAAGAAAGTATGGGCATTGCCTACCAAAATTGAGCAATCACCTTTGCATCTACTCAGCAAGGGTGAGAAGAATGCTAAGTCCCGTGCCCTCAATGCACGGCAAAAAGCATTTACTATCTATACAGATAGCCCTACGCAAGAGAACATTCGCAATACAGAGTTTGGTTTATGGCAATCAGTAGTAGAATATGCTGACCATTACTCTCAGAAAGATGCTAGTATTGCTACCCTAGCAGGGCGCAATGATGGCATTAAACTTCGAGCACTAGAACTACTTTCAATCTAAGGAGAATCGTGTACCTAAATCCAATTACAGTAGACGGCACCACCTACAACTTCACTGAGGAATCATTGAAGGAACTAATCAAGACAGACATTGCAACTAAGCGCAGGCTAGATGCAGTATCTATTGAAGCACAAGAAGCATATAGAAAACTAATCAAGATACGTACTGAAGTACATGCCTACTTTACAGAAGCATTTGATGGTTCTGTTGATGAGGATGAAACAACTGTTACACGCGATGAAGTTAACGCATTGCTTGAATCAATTGGTTCAGACATGCTTACCACAACTTGGTCTGCAACTGTAGAGATTACAGTTAACATTACTGGTATCAAGGCTACCTCCAAAGAGGAAGCCGAAGATATCATTATAGATA